ATCCGCAGAGGATTTATGTGGTGATCGATGAGGTGGACGGCCACAGGACCCATGACCTGATGGTGGAAATGGTGAATCTCAAGGACAGGTATCTGCCCACGATGGTCTACTGCCCTGACAGCCCAGTATCGTTCTACGAGGGCTTGCGCAGGTGCGAGGGCCTGACACACTACAGGCAGGAAGACCCTCGCATACTCAGGCGTGAGTATAAGCATTATGTCAGCAACAAGACCGTTGCGGGGGTGCGTGAGGTGAGGGTGCCAGAGCGTGAGGCCCTCCACAGGGACCTGGAAAGACTGCTGGAGGAAGATCTCGTGGACCCCGATACCCACGCACCCCTGATGCTCAAGGCCGGCACCACGGTAGCCAGGCTGAATATGCCCCAGGACCTGCTGCCCAAGGGCCTGGCGATACGGGGCATACAGGTGGGTGAGCCTGCGGTATGTACGGCACTATGGTGTGCAGTAAAATCCCTGGAGGACACGATGCAATGGCGCAACACGCCAGGGGAAGGGCAGGAACGGGTGGTCAATCGTGCAGGATACTGACTTCTCATCGAAGGCACGGCGGCTCTCACGCAGGATGAGTGAATACCAGGACCTCTGGAATGAGCACCTGGATGCTTTGGCTGTGTTTATAGAGGCCACAGACAATATGGACTACAAACTGTCGACTTTGGCCGACGAGAACCTGGTGCGCATCGAGGATGCCATGAGAAATGCAATGGGTGAGGTGCAGGTCCTGGGACTCTCCATTACAAAAAATCTTTCGGAGATGCGAACCGGCCTGGTGCAGGAGTTGGAGGACCTGGAAGACGATGAAGATGAACACTTTGCAGGAACTATATGAGGCCCTGGACTGGTCAGAGCCTAACAGGTCGCAGGCAGAATGGGTGAAAAGCTGTCCTTTGGTGCCCACAGAAGACCTTTCTGGCTATGAGCAGGCCCTCTACAGCTTTCGGTGTGCCCTATTAGAGGGTGCGGTCAACAACAATGACCGCTGGGCACAGGTAGTGTTGGGAGATGTGTGGAACCAGGCGTGTGCGTTGCTAAAAGACGGTAAATCTAGTTGACAAATCGGGTCATATGACCCATATTGGGAGATAAGTGATGGATTTATGTGCGATTTCGCACATGAAGACCCTCAAAAAAGCTTTGCGAGACAAGCTTTTACGCTACAAGGAGCATTCTCGGCAGAGGGCACAGGGTCATTTGCGTATTGTAAGAAAAATAGAGAAAATACTTGAGAAACCTGTAGAAAAGTAGCCTCCCTGCGGGACATCGGCGTTTTCTGGGACCCTAACCAGGCCCTGTTACCAGCCTTCGCAAGGGAACACCTTAAGGTGCTCCTTGCGAAGAGGTAAGGGGCCTTTTTTTTATGGCACTACCTCCAGAAAATTTGACAGATATGGGTTTGCCGCCAGAACTGGGGGAGGAAATGGGTCCTCCAGGGCTTCCAGGGCTTCCTGGCCCTTCAGGGCTGCCAGGTATGCCGGCCAGCCCCGCAGAGGAGCCTGTTGCGCCGGCTTTTCCCGATCCTGAGGCCATAGACATCTCTGAAGAGGACCAGGAGAAGTTTATTCGCTATGCCAGGGAGAAATATGAGCAGAATGTCATCTCAAGGGACAACTGGAAAAACCGTCACCAGGTCTATGACCAGATGTTTCGGGGTGAGGTTGAGCAGTTCAGCAACAGAACGGGTCCCTGGGAGAACTCCTCCAGGCTGCACATACAGATGCCCTACTGGCTGGTAGACAGCATAAATGCACGTATGGTGCATACGATGTTTTCCCAGAATCCCCTGGTGCAGGGCGTGTGGTATGAAGACGATGACAAAGATGTGGCTAAAGTTGCGGCCCACCTGGTGGAGTGGCACCTGCAGCGCATGAAGGCACGTGAACTGTGGGCACGTGCATCGAAGATAAGGCTCATACACGGTGTCAGTGTGAGCCTTTTGTCGTATGTGCACGATATGTATACCTACAGGGCGATACCTGACGCAGAGCCTGTGCCTCAGTTCAACGATGACGGCACGCCTATGATCAGCGACGATGACGGCCTGCCCGTGATGGGATCTCCTGAGGCAGAGGTGGTGGAGGGTGACTACTACAGGGGTCCTGTCCTTTACCCGCTGGAATGGGATGACACGATCATACCGATAGGGTGTATGAACCTGCAGCCACGGCGTGCCTCTAATCCTGGCGGGGCAGACTGGGTCATCACACGCCAGTGGGAAGAACTGAACCTGATGCGGCGCAAGGCCAATGCTGATAACAGCCCGTATCCCCATATGTATGACGATGACCGTGATGACCAGTGGTGGATAGACAATGCAGCAGACCAGACACGGTCTGTGGTAGACCGTGGGGATCAGAACGCACAGCGTGTGCGACAGCAGGATATGATGGAAGGCGTGAACAGGGTACAGGCGGTATCACGCAGATCTGATGAGCGCAGCAACCCTGAATTTGAAGTGTTTACGTACTGGGGTCCTTGGGAGCACCCTGACACAGGCAACGAGGAAGAAATGGTAGTATTTTTCACAAAAACGCCTGACGTGTTCCTGGGGGCTTTTTTGTTGTCGGACATCGTGTGGACGGGTGACAGGCCATTAATAGAGCAGCACTATCAGACGGTGAGCAACAGGTTCTACTCTATGGGTGTGTGTGAGATCTGTGAGCACCTGTCGGAAGAGTTGGACACGTTGCACAACCTGCGTATCGACGTGGGACAAGCGACGAATATGCCCTTTTATTTCGTAAGGGCAGGGTCTAGCATCAACCCCTCAGAGATCAAACTCAAGCCCTTGGAACTCGTGCCCGTGGACAACCCCAATGAGATTGTGGCACCCCAGACCCAGGGGGTCACCTCTTTCTACCACCAGGAGGAGATGCTGCTCTTGACCATTGTCGAGAGGGTGATGGGTGTCACTGACCTGTTTATGGGTGTGTCACCTACCACGGGTGCGGCAGCACGTCACGCCACGGGATTCCTGGGCACACAGCAGGAGGCAGAGGCCAGGATGTCTGAGCCTCTCAACCAGGATGCTAACGCCTTTGGCTTTATGGCCAAACTGATCTACAACCTGGATATGCAGTATGGACCTACGCACAGGACATTCAGACTGGAGGGCAAGACCACTGCTGTGGCTGCAAAAGGCTTGAGCCGTGATGACCTGTGGTTCAGGGGTCAGTATGATTTTCGCCTGGGTGCCAATGTGGGGATGTATAGCCAGCTATTTCGGCACCAGAGGGCACAGACGGCAGCGCAGTATTTGATGCAGTCACCCCTGGTGATGAACGACATGGGCAGGCACTGGGCCGTGACCAATGAAATACTTGCATCCCTGGGATATTCGCAGGGGGAGATAGAGACGTTTATAGGTCCGCAGGATGCTGTATCGCAGGGCACACCCAAGCCCCAGGATGAGGAGAACGGCCAGATGGCACAATACCTGTTTGGATACAATGTGCCTGCTCCTGTTCATCCCTCAGACAACGACCAGGAGCATATGGCTGATGTCGATACCTGGCTAGGCAGCGAGGAATACAACGACCTGGGCAGGCCCAATGAACTGGCCTATGAGCAGCATAAGCTGGCACACCAGAATGCCATCGTGCAAAAACAGCAGCAGGCGCAGATGATGCAGCAACAGGCAATGGGTGCCGGCCAGCCAGGATCGGCACCAGGTGTACAGGGTGGTGCCAACCCACAGCAGAGGGCCGCAGGGCAGGTGGCCAACGTGCCTGCAGGGCCGGCAGCGGGATTTGCCAACATATACCAGTCACAGACGGCTGCGGCTGGTGGTGGCAACGGCATGGTGGCACCGCCTACGCAAGGTATGTAGATGAACAGCCAGGTTTTGGAAGCACAGACGGCAATCGAGCAGCAGGAGTTGTGGGACCTCACCACTAACCCTGCCTGGGCCAGGACGGTGGCAGCGATGGGCAAACACTGCGAGGACCTGTTCAGGGGCCTGGTGACATATACCAGGCCACCTGTAGACCCGCAGACAGTGGCCTATGAGTCAGGCAGATACCACGGTGCGCAGGAAGTACTGAAGATGCTGCAGGAGTTGTCTGAACGATGATGATGATGCCACCAAAGTTGTATCCAAAGCCTGATACAGGGAACAGTATTGCTGACCTGATCCTGGGCTTGATACAGCCTGGAAATCCAGCAGAAGCGGTGGGTGACCTGATTACACCGATGGGCACGGTAGGCAACTTTGCAACGAGGGCAGGGGCAGGGATAGGCAGCCAGGTCCTGGGCAAGCTGAAGAAACTATATCACGGGACACCACACACATTTGAGCCAGAGCCAGGGTATCCCTTGGGGAGGTTCAAGAGAGGTCGCATAGGCACAGGAGAAGGTGGCGCGGCGTATGGTGTCGGTGAAGGTGGATACCACGGGGAACTACAGGATGTGGCAGAAACCTACCGTGACCCAATCATAGAGTTGGGTGGCAGACCCATCAGAGAGGTTGCAGCAGAGCAACCCTCCAGTGCTATGGACCTGGCAGAAAAATTGGGCGTGGACATAACTACTGCAGCAGACCAGATGGACGTGCCACGCATCAATGCAATAAATGTTGCGGCTGACTATGGCGAATATGCACGCACGATGCTAAAGAATCCTGAAGACATAGCAGCCTTTGACAAGATGGTAGACTCAGGAGAGTTGGTCTTCAAGAAAGGCAATGTTTACGAGTCAGCCCTGCACGCCGCTGATGAGAAGATGTTGCACTGGGACAAGCCGCTTAGTGAGCAGAGCCAGAAGGTGCAGGAGGCGATACGATCACTTGGTATTGAGCCGAAAGGGTATCAAGTAACTGGTTCTGATTGGAGTGCTAAGAGGTTTGAGGGTATAGAGGATGCTGATGGTGCTGGTATTTTAGAGATATTGGGACAAGAACTGGGCGATAAATACGAAGTGTCCAAGGCTCTTGAGTCCAAGGGCCTGAAGGGCATCAAGTTCCTCGATCAGGCGAGCAGGGGAAAATCTGCATCGCATTGGAAGATAGTAGGCAGAGAACCTACCTCCAACTACATAGTCTTTAACCCCGATGACCTGGAGATACTACGAATACTGGGACTGACGGGAGCAGTGCTTGGCACAGGTGCAGCGGTAGGATCAGGCACGGTGCTGGCACCTGAGGAAGAGGTCCCAGGTGGATGATATGCAGCGCACGCTGATGCGCAATATGCTCAATGATTCGCACATACTGGTAGCGCGTGTAGACACACCATCATCAGAGCCTGTTGTGATGGTGCAGGGCATGACACCCAAGAGACTCCGGTCCCTGGCGTGTTGGTGCCTGGAGAATGCAGACAGGCAGGAAGAAATTTTCACAGGCCCCTACAAACGTCAGGGGTTGAGGGTTTTTAGCCCACAGACACCAGAGGAGGTGACAGCGTAATGGCAGATTACAAAAAGTCCACGGGTAAAGGAAAAAAAATGAACAAGGCCAGCCAGAAGCACGATGGTGGCAGCAATTCCCCTAACGTGCGTATGGCCAGTAAGCAGAATCCTGGTGGCACCAAGAAAGCGAAAGCCAAGGGTGGGGGCACGCCCTCACGCAAAATGTGGTAGTCCGATTTAGGAGATAAACTGATGGCAGAAGAGACTCCGGTAGAATCTGCGAGTGGTGGCGATACAACCACAACTGTCCAGGGTGACGATACACCCCAGGCTGCGCCGGCAGCCGCACAGGAACCCAGCGAACCGATAGCCTTTTCGTTTGCCGACGATACGGCAGGCAACGGTAACGAAGACAATGATGTCGCGGCCAACGTGCCCTCTTCCCGCTTGCGGGAGGAGGCAGACAAACGCCGCGCCGCCGAAACTGCAAACGCACAACTGCAGCAGCAGAATGCTATGATGCAGGCAATGCTGCAGCAGCGCGTAAATCAAAATGGACAGCAGCCACAGCCTGAAGCCGATCCACTGCGCCAGCCTTTTGGCAATGACTCAGATGGTGAGGCGGCATACCAGGCCGTAAAAGATCTGTCAGCGGCAGAGGCACGTACCGCTGTAGACCAGGCCAAGGCTGAGTTGCGCTCCGAATACGAGTCCACTATCAACCAGAAGTTTGGTGGTATCACTGCAAGTTTGCAGCTGTCTACTAAACTCAACGAGATGCAGCAGGCAGGTATGATCGATGACCAGGCATCAAAGGTCATCGGCCAGCGAGTGGGAGAGTTTATCTCTCGTGATCCTGGCTGGGCCAATCACCAGGAAATGGTTGCCGACAGGGTATGGGCCGATATGATGCGCACGGGTGAGATCAAAGCCAGGCGTGTCAACCCTTCCAGCCCTAATGGCAACAGTATCCATCAGCCTGGCACGGGTGGCATGGGTGCACCCTCTGCTGATGATTTACGGCAGATGCAGGATAACAAGATCGCTGATCTACGCTCCCGTTTCCCCAGGAGTTTTCGCAATCGCAGCAATGATGAAATGCGTGCTTCCCTGGGTGATGTTACCCAGGATACTACACCCACGGTAGAGGGTCCTAATCCGTCTACGGGTGAGGTAGCACCGCATATGTCGTTCGTTCACACGCGAGGATAATCCGATGGCTACGGCAGAAATGTTGTCGCAGGAAGAAATGGATGAGAACAGCAAGGCGCGAGGGCAGGCCCTCGATGCAGCGGCATGGGCCTTTGGAAAAGCACCTCGTGGCGTGAACGGCAACCCCGTATGCCCGTGGTGCTATTGGGAGGCAGCATACGCACAAGAAGAAGACGGTCAGCAGGAATCGTTTCAGCAGCACCTTGTCTCTGCTCACCCTACGGCACTCAAGCACGCATACGAGAGCCAGGACTTTGACGCATATGCAAAGTTCAGGGAAGTGGAGAAAGAGCGTGAGGTCCTGGAAGATGATCTGGCAGCAGGTGTGCGTGTCCTGGATGAACTGGACGAGACTGACCTGCTGTATGTCTCCAAAGAGCACAAGGAGGAGGCACAACGCAAAGGCGGCACCCATAGGTGGGTGACCGAGAAGAAATTCCACCGCTTTCGTGATGCAGGATTCCAGGTCGAGAAAAGTAGAGCTGGTGTGGATATGCCCTACCAGCACAACCATGAAGACACCACCGTGCGCACCAACGAAATGGTCCTGATGTTCGTCCCTGACGATGTAAAGAAAAAACGGGATAGGATCAGGAGGCAGCGCATAGAGCAGCAGGTGCCCTCTCACAGTACAATCGACAGCACTGTTACGGCTGAACTGGGCGAGAAAGCCTACAAATATTTTCGTGCCCAGGGAATGCCACATGATAATGCGATGCGTATGTCGAACAAGGTAGAGAAGGGTCAGGCTGTTGCGCCAGACCGGCAGGAGCGCGGTCAGGTGGACTTTCAGCATAGAAGGTGAGCGCGGACCTGGCCACACAGAACCGTGGCAGGGAAAGGTGGCCAGGCCCACGATGCGCTTATGCGATACACGCATAAGACAACAATAACGTAATGCGAGAGGAGAGTGATTACAAGTGGCAAATGCGGACAGACCGAATGGATTTGAGCCTGTGCTGCTTATCAGGTCCAGGCCATACGCCCAGGATGCCAGTGACACCACGGCAACATTTGTTAACGATGTGGTGGAAGCGGAGGCTGACGGCTATATCAGCCCTGCTGCGGCAGGCAGCACTCTGATCCTTGGATCGGCCCTCAATTACAGTGCGGCATCGACGGCCAATACTGTATCGGTAGCTGACCATCCAGATCAGGAGTTTCATGCGCAGGACGATGGTGTCGGTACCACTCTGACAAAGGCGCATATATTTTCCAATTGCGACCATATCGCAGGGGCCGGCAGCACTATCACAAAGAAATCGGGTCACGAGATCGACATCTCATCCACTGTGGCTACGGCAGCAGGATTTCTTCTGCTCGATATAGTGGCTAACGTGGACAATGCCGTTGGTGCCAATGCCATACTGCGTGTTGAGTGTGCAGAGCATATCAAGAAAGATCAGATCGCCGTATAACTAACTTTGAGGAGGTGATTTTCAAGTGCCAGCAATTGCAATGACATCAAATTTCCCTGAGGACACCACCACACGTGGCATACACATGATTTGCTACCAGGCGTGGGCAGAACGGGAACCGGTGTGTGACAAACTTTTCAACGTATATGACAGTGCTCAGTATAGAGAGCATATCTTGACTTTCGGCGGTATCGGTACGCTGGATACCAAGGCTGAAGGTGAGGCCGTAAACTACACGTCACCCATTGAAGGATTTCTGACCACCTTTACGCATGTCGTATACGCCAAGGGAATCAGAATAACTGAGGAGGCCTGGTCTGACGATTTGTACGGCGTGATGGAAGACTCACCCGCAGAGTTGGGTGGGGCGGCAGCAGCCAACAGGGAGAGTATCACGGCCAACCATTTCAATAATGGCTTCGACTCTTCTTACACGGGTGCTGATGGCAAGGAGTTGTTTGCCACCGATCACGTAAGGGAGAACGGTGACAGTTACAAGAATGAGTTGTCTACAGCCGCCGATCTTTCCAGGACATCTCTGGAGCAAGCGAATATAGATTTTCGCAATTTCCGTACCGGGGGTGGCCGGCGTATGCAGATCCAACCCAAGACCCTTCTCGTGCCGCCAGACCTGCAGTATGAGGCAGTGCGGATACTCGACAGCAGCCTCCAGCCTGAAGATGACACCAACGCAGTCAACCCCATCTCCGATGCGGGACTGACACTGCAGGTGTGGGATTACCTCACAGATTCAGACGCTTGGTTCCTCCTAGCTGACAAGGGTGACCACAAGCTTACGATCTATGATCGGGAGCCTTTCACCACGTCTCATATTTTCGATTTTGACACGGGTGACATCAAATTTAAGGGCAAAGAGCGTTTCAGCAGTTCTTGGGGTGACCCCAGGGGACTGTTTGGATCACCAGGATCGTGATCGAAGTAAAACACCGGGCAGGAGCAGTGTATGGCCTGCAACAACAGGGGGGGGTGAGTAGCTGCCCGATGCAGCCAAAGCCCCACTTCATAAGGAGGATGTAAGTGGCAAATCTCGCATTTGTAGCTGGACGATGGGTCAATCTGGAAAAGCCTGGAGGTCAGGTAATTTTTGTCGGTGGGGGTACAGTAGCATATCCTGGCGGCAACGGAGCGTCTGACACCTACCCAGGCAAGAGGCCCACAGAACCCAAGAGCACCATCCAGGATGCCCTGGACGATACGGTAGCGGGGCGTGGTGACACGGTAGTGATACTGCCAGGTAATGTGACAATAACAGCGGCACTGACGATGAGCAAGGCTGACGTGACGCTTTCGGGTGCTACCGGCGGGTCCTTAATTAACCCGTCAGCGATCACCGTGAATGGTGCCGTTGACGGCATTGCTGTGACGGCAGCAAACGTGACAATAGAAAACCTCCACTTCCCTGCCAGCACCGCAGCGGCAACATCACGCATAGATGCTGGTGCTGCTGGGCTGACCATACGCAACAATACATTTGAGTGTGGATCGAACGATGTGGAAACGATCACTGTGCCTGATGCAGGCGATGATTTGTTGGTAGAGGGCAACAGGTTTTACGTCACGGCTAATGGTCCTGATGCAGCCATAGAGATTGAGGCTGCCGGCGTGACAAGGCTGGTGGTCAAAGACAACCTGTTCCAAGGAATGAATGATACCAATGCTTGGGATGTGGGTGCCATCAATTCTGGTGTGGCACACACGGACTGCTTTATTTCTGGAAACATCTCCACCTTTGGTCCCGCCATCATTTTCTCTGCGGCTGCACTGGGCTTGATCGCTGACAATGATATGGGTGAAGGCACGTTGGGGTCTATGCTCGATCCTGGCAGTTGCATGTGTACAAGGAACTTCGAAGCTGACGCTGTAGACCAGAAAGCCAGAGAGTTTCCGACAACGGCTGCATCGTAAGGGGGTGAGGGATGATCTCAAAAGAAGCAGAGGTTTATATCCTGCACCAGTGTCTCGAGCATGGCAGCACGGCCAAAGAAGTCACTTACCGTTGGTCAAAGACATATCCTGAAGATGCGTTCACGGAAAAAGAGGTGACAGCATTGTTGGCTGATCACGGAGTGAAACCTCCACCCAAGAAATCCAAGAAGGCGAAGAAAACGAGGAAAGGGGCATAAATGGCTGCACCTACACCTACGACATACACTCGGCAGGTGGGGCATCATGGTGTCTCTATCTGGTCTGGGGTATGGGGAGGTACTGGAGAATTTGACGCAGAGGTGCTCGTGGACCTGTCGGCCAGGGCCGACAACTATACGAATGGCTTGAAGATCAAGAAGCTTATTATAGAGTCCACCACGGGTATTTCTGCGCTGGTCGAATTTGATTGTAGCACTAACAATCAACTTGTGGCTCTCGCGCCTGTCGGAAACAGCGGCGTATTGTCGTTGGATTTTACAGGTCTGCCTGACGGTGGCCTGCCAAAAACGGCAGCAGGGAGCACTGGAGATATTGTGCTGACAACTGATAGTGCTGCTTCTGCAGATGCAGTATATGTGTATATCGAATGGTTCGCACATTAACTGACCTCTATGATAGACACAGAATCCCATGTCCTGTACGCTGACTGTATCGCGAGGCACATACACAAAAAACATCCCAGGGACTCCCTGGAGGACTTGGTAGGTGATGCACGCCTGGGGTTGTGCGAAGCGGCAGGAAGATATGACGCACAGCGCAATGACAGTTTCCGTGGATATGCCTACCGGCGTATCCACGGGGCTTGCATTGACGGTATGCGTAAACGGTATGATACAACAGAGGAACTGGTGCTGGTGCCAGGTAGGCTGGACGATGCCTACGACACCGTGGAGATGAAGCAGGACTTGGGCACGTTGGAAGACAAAGAACGCCAGGTCCTACAGTGGTTCTATTACGAGGGACTGCCTGTGAAGGACATCGGCAAACGGATAGGTGTCAGTGGCACGAGGGTGTCGCAGATCATGAGTGCTGCACGAGACAAGTTGCGAAAACGTATGGCGTAAATACGATCAAAAAGAAATGCACCTGAACGCGAGGTCACGATGGCCATTGATTTAGGTACAGCCGTCAACAGGGCACTGAGGAGTCTGGGTGAGCCTGATGTCACAGAATTTGACAGCGACAATCAACTACAGAATATCCTGATAGATGATGCCAACGAGGCGGTGCATGATCTTCTGGAAGCCTCTCGGTACAGATGGGGCCTCCAGCAGGATTTCCTGACAACTACCAATGATATATCTGCAGGGAAGGCCGCTGTAACAAATGGCAGTACTACGGTGACCAGCGTGGACGATGACGGTAACAATGCTACGAACTGGTCATCGTCCACGGCAAATATGTGGTTCAGGTCTACAGCCGACAAGACCTCCTATGGCATCGCCTCTGTATCTAACTCTGGATCTCCGCATACCCTGACATTGGACGATGCGTATGTAGGCACTACCGCAACGGCAGGCGGCTATAGGATTTTCCAGGACACGTATGCGCCAGCATTTACGAACCTGGATGAGATCATGATCGTGTCCTATGGCGATGCGCCCAACAGCAATGCACAGCGCATACAGATCGTCGATATGCGTAGGCTCACAGACCTATCTGGCGGTGACATACACAGGGACACATCGGGCAAGCCCAGCTATGTCGCTGAGATCCACCCTAACACTGCTGACGCTACGCAGATCGTCTTTTGGCCGTTCCCCCAGGATGCCTACCTGATCGGTTTCTGGTACACCACAAAATTTACGAGCAACACTACGTTTGCCACCAACCTGTTTGGCGGCGATGCTCCAGACATCGCATACGATACGGTGTGTCATCATATGCGGTGGCGTGCGTGTCTCTATGACGAGGACGTGCGCCAGGCGGGAGAATGGTGGGAGAGATATGAACGGGGCCGGTACCAACTGGTGGCCAGGGAATCCAGGACCCACAGGGACGATGATCAGATGAGCATTGAGACATATCGCAGGAACAACTACGGCTCACGCAGACATATGGAGGTGCGGTCACAGATCGCATTTGATACCGTATAATGGCCTGGTCGAAAGAGCGACACTATAACACAGGCGGTGGGATATACAGGGTCACGGGTACGGTAGACCCTGAGTTCCCGAATCACGCCTTTTACGATCTGCTGAACATGGTCTACAACAGGGAGTCGGACAACCCTGAAACCATGCGCGGTTCGACCAGGCTGGGCAGCACAGATATGGGTGGTGCTGTAACGGGCCTTTGGGATGTGAACAACGGTGACAAATTGGTGGCATCGGCTACTGACGGCAAGTTTTACGAGATGGGTGCATCGGACTGGGCCGCAGCAGGGACAGGGGCACGCAAATCTGGCAACAGTAACACGTCTACCACGAGGTGGTCAGGCACAATGTTTTATGGTGCTACTACCGCCAAAAACCTGCTGGTGGTAGCCAACGATGATGATGCCGATGACCCTGTAAAATATGACACGTCCAATGGGTGGGTGACCCTGGGTGGTTCACCGCCAGGCAACGGAAAGTTTCCCGTAGCGTGGCAGGGCCGCCTGTGGATGTTCGATGATGATACGGCTTACTATTCTGTTGTCGATGACTGCGAGGACTGGACTACCGCCAATGGTGGCGGCAACATAGCTATCTACAGGGGCTATGACGGTGACATCACGGGTGCTGCGGCATTTAGCAACAACCTGTTCATTTTCAAGCGCAGTTCTATTTATCGCATATCACCCACGTCTACATTCTCCGATATAAATGTACGAAATGTTTCCTCGCGCATAGGCTGCGTGTCTCACCACACTCTCAGCCAGTCGGGCAGCAAATTGTTTTTCATGTCTGACCACGGTGTCGAGGCTATCACGGCATCGAGCACGTCTGCCGGCTTCTTCATCGATGACTCTTTTTCCCGATGGGTGAAGCCAATTATCGATAACAAAAACTCGACGCACCTGGACAAATCGTGGGGGATGTTTAACACAGATCGCCTGGAGTATATGGTACAGTTCCCTACGAGCAACAAAGTTGTGCCGTCTGTTGGACTCATCGCCAACACGGCCCAGAAAAGGGCGCGGTGGACGCAAACGAACCAGGTAGGTCTGACGGCAGGAGTTGTCTTCAACGAATCGAATGTCAACTACTACCACTACGTGGGTGATGACAATGGGCGTGTCTACCAGATGTTCGTTCCCACATCTACCAAGTGGGACGATGCCGTGTTCCTGTCACGCATACAAACAAAATTCTACACGCTCAATGCACCGGAAATTATGAAACGCTATGGCTGGAGTTTTGTCCAGGTGGACAAAGAGGGTGACTACTCTGTTTTTGTGAAACAGATCCTCCTGCGCCAGGGCGATATGGCATCACCTCCAGAGGCTAACCTGGCAGACCTGACAATTGTAGGATCGTCCGGTTGGGGTATAGGCCAGTGGGGTGTAGCACTATGGGGAGGCACGGGCAACGCAGGAGAGCGTGTCAGGCCCGATGTGCTGGCACGTGGCACGGGTATGCAGGTCCTGGTGGAGAGTAGTAAATGGTTTAGGTATAAGGGTAACGTAATAGCATCGGCACTCAGGTCCGATAGGACTGTGGCATAGGAGACATACATGGCTACACCCATACGCAACAGTATGACCGACAACAGCGTCAAGGACAACACCAATGACGCGATCAACGGCACAGAGGTAGACGCTAATCCAAATGCCCTGGCAGACATCCTGGATGGCACCACAGACATTACGTTGGGCAGTGCTGCTGCCATAGACTATGCGTCACTGCGTCTACTGGATGTGGACAATGCCACGGGGGCTGTACAATCCAATCTGATTATCGAATGGGACCCTGCTGACGGCAATCAGATGACAGATAATTCCAGTGGTGTCGGGATAGATTTTAAAATGCCTGACGCAAGTGACAACCAGACAGTATACGCATCGCTCGATGTGATGTGTTTGGATGATGCTGCCACCAGCGAAGACGGTGAGTTCAGTTTTCGGGTGATAAAAAATGCGGCAGATACGGAGGTGCTCACCGTCAGTGGCGTGGCTGCTACGTTTACGACACCGCTGACTGTAGGCGTGGACGGGACTGGACACGATGTCAAATTCTACGGAGACTCGGCAGGAGCCTACCTGCTGTACGACGAGTCGGCAGATACCCTCGACGTAAGAGGGGCTACGGCTGCTGGCGCAGGGACGCTGAAACTTACAACGGGAGAACTCACAGTCGTAGACGGTGACATCCTCGGTCGCATAGATTTTCAGGCACCACTGGAGTCGGATGGCACTGACGCGGTACTTGTCGGTGCGTCTATCTGGGCAGAGGCTGATGACACATTCGCCGCAGACCTCAACGACACTGACCTGGTATTTGCTGTGGCTGAGAGCGAGACTGCTGCGGAGCGTATGCGGTTGGCGTGGGATGGGACAACGACACAGCTGTACTTTGCTCAGGTATGCAATATTCAAAGCGCAGGCGATATTACACTGACGGCAGTTGGTGACGTGAACATTCCTGCCGATATCGGTTTGACTTTCGGTGATGACGGAGAAAAGATCGAGGGCGATGGAACCGATCTGACAATTGCCAGTAGTAACCTCCTCACGTTGACAGCAACTGGGAACACCGTAGTCACCAACAATGCTGTGGTCAGTGGCACCCTCGCCAGCGGGAATCTGGGCGTTACCGGGACCATCACAGGATCGGGCGTATTGTCTATTGACGATGCGACAGACTCCACCTCTGGCATTTCAGGCTCCGTGCATACGGACGGTGGTTTAGGCGTTGCAAAAAATGTGTATATCAGCGAGGAGTTGCATCTGCTGGACAGCAAGGCGATCAAATTTGGTACGGGAGAGGACGCTACGATTTCGTATGATGGAACCGATTTGACTATTGCCCCAGCAGCGGTAGGCAGCGGTGACCTTATCGTGTCAGGCGCAAGCAACGTGGGAATAGGCGTTACACCTGCTACGTGGCACTCTTCATGGAGTGCATTGCAGATAGGTGGGAATGGCGTAATATCGTCACAGACGTCTGCCGGGGCAGCGAACCAGATGGACTTTGCCCTCAACGCCAACTACGACACTGACAGTTCGTGGGAATACATATCCACAGATGAAGCCGCAAAGTATTCTCTTTAC